GTTTCATCCATTTCTTTAAGTTAAATTTCAATTTAATTCCTCCATTGTTTTTCGTACTTTTTTAACGCAACCATCACAAATGCCTCCGGCATCAAAACAATTAGCGCAACCGTGTTTATCTTCTACAGATTTACTAATTTGTTTAAGCGACTTGTACTCTTGTGGCCCCGCTATATCTACTAGTAATTTCAACATTATTCCATTCATGTAAACCATCTTACCCATATTTTCTTGGAGGGCTTCATGTATTGCTACATTACCTCCTAGTATTAACAAGAACAGTCCTACTAACAATACTCCTACAATTATTTCAATTATCATTTCTTCACCTCATCTAAGTAATTTGGATACCTCCAACATCTTCCGACGCAGTATCCTTCGGGGATTAATTTAGTTTTACAGTTAGGCGTTTTATAATTACCGTGTACTGTAAACTTAGCGTGTCTTTTTGTGGTTGATTTATCCCAATCTAACCACACACCGTCTATGGATGCAATCTTTTCTATTTCTTCAATGATTAAATCCAAGACTTCATTTTTCTGTTCAGTAGAAATTAACTTTGTTCTCTGTGTTAGTAAGTCCCGATACCAAGCAACAAGATATGCTCTAGCCATATGACTAGGATTTTCCACCATGATAGCATTATGCAAACAGGGAAGTAGAGGCAAATTGCCTTCAATCTTGCTAACTTGGACTTCTCCTTCTACCATTTCAATAGGAGGCAAATCGGGCCAAATTACAAGTGAATTATTTGTCACTTTTCTTGCGATTAGTCTAGGCTCGGAGGCCAATGTTTGCAATTCTTGAATCCCCGTTTTTAGGTCGTTTTCAAAGATTGGGATACAATAGTAAGGAACGCCGTTTTCATCGGAAGAAGACAGATTTACTGTGTTTGGAATTCTCCTAAGCCTAGTAGTTTGACCTACTCTATCGTCCAAAGTAGAATCCGAGCCAAGTAGAGATTTCACCTCTCTGTAAAATGCTTGGATATTTCTAATGTCATCAGTGACTTCCCCGTACACAAACAAGTGAAACCCCTTGCCGGAGAAAAACATAGTGTGTTGGTAGTCGTGTTTATTGATGTAGCCTAAAACAATAATCAAATCGTCAAGTGCTTCCTGTAGATTATCGTCGTGAGCATCAAAATCCAAAAAAACTCTATCCAAAATAACAGAAGATTCTACCTTTGCCGTTTCAGCAAAGATAGCGAAATCATATACACTAGTGTAAACATTCGTCCTATTGTTAAACTCTTTAACAAAACTTGTGTATTCACTCTTTGATTTCACTATTCTTCTCTTCATCTGTGGTGCGTTCTTGATGTGACTCCCCGCCCACACTTCCCTCGGAAATTTCATTTTTATTGCCTCCTTCAAAACTGATTGTTGCTTGTCCTAACATTTCTCTAATTACTTCTGCTATTTCGCCTCGTAGTTGTATTTTAACTGCTTCCCTAAAAGCGTCTTCAAAAGAATATCCGACAAAACCTTCGTTTAATTTTAATTCTCTTACTAATTCAAACCTTTCAATTAGTTTAGATTCGTTATAGATTTCTTCACATAGTATTTCTATGGTGTCTTTTAGGTTGGAAATCTCTAAGAAAGTCCAAGACCTAGATAGTACTTTTAGTTTGATATTATTTTTATTCATTATTCCACCCCATAATAGTATTTATTCGTTCCAATAAAATATTAGAAACATCATTTCTACCCATAGCACTAATAATACTGATTGCATCTGTGGCTACCGCCATTATACTATCTTTCATAATATCACATCAACCAAGTTTCTTCATCACACAATGGGAAATAACTACAATGGGCGCAAGTCTTGTAGAAGAACTTAGTGGGGAAGTTTTTATTCTCATAAGCGTGTATTAGTCTAGCAATAGATTTCATAGCAGAATTCTTAGATTGCTTTTTTACTTTCTCACAATACATATGATTGGAGATAGGATAATACCAAGACCAATGAGTAACAGGTACTCCTTCTTCTAATCCTGCATTTTGTAGAACCGCAGGACTACTATTCTCAATAAGTATTTGATAGAACGCCATTTCCTTTCTCATAGGAGAAGTTTTTGTGTCTTTCCACGGCCCTGTTTTAAACTCCATAGGAATGTAACCTCCCCCTTCTTGAAAGATTCTGTCAATGATTCCTTGTAAGTGTACCTTGTACGGGCGAGTCAATGGATACTTAGGGTCGGTATTAGCCTCAATAATAATCTCACAATCAAACTTACCTTCGTTGCATACAGGCAAAAATTCATGGATTTTGCCTTCTTTCTTAGCATCCATAAATCTCTGCGCTTCAAAGATTGCGATTCCGGCATAGTCATCAAAGTACTCATCTAAAGGAAACAGTGAAGAACAATAGTCAATAACTTCTGTACTGTTCATAGTTTCTGCTTTCTTAATATCAAACGCATTAAAGAAATCCTCTCTTGCGTTGTGCATAATTGTTCCTTTTCGCATTGCTTCGGATTGGTCTTGAGGTCTTCGTTCAATGTAATTATATTCGTATTTCTTAGGACACCAAATATGAGAACCCAAAGAAGACTTTGTAATCTTCAAAATGGGTTCGCTTGGGTCATCATAATTTTCCGGCAACCACTGATATGTGTAGTCATCCATCGCTTCTATTTCTGCATTGTATTTTTCTTCATTATTCATATTACCACCAATCCGATAGTTTCTTTTCTTTAGTTTTTATGCTTGCAGTGTCCCATTCCATTGCTTTGTAAACGGGTTCTGCTTTCTTAATTACTTGGTCTGCATAATGTGACCAATCGGGAGAATACTCTCTTAGTTCGTCAAAGGTTCTTCCTGCAACATAAGTCGCCTCTACTTGTTTTCCTGTTAGCGGGTTAGTATAATGTCCTGCCGGTTTGCACTTGATGAAAACATAAGAGTCAATATTAGTAGGCAGATTTAGTTTTTCTACTCCGAATAATATTGCCGAATTACCTGCTCCGAATACCGGCTTCTTACCTTCTTTAGTAGTGAAGGTTGTAAACTCAGCCGCACATTTAGAACAGAAATTTGTTCTCTTACCTTGTGTGAATTTGTGCTTTTTCTGCAAATCAAACACAGAATAGCCCTTACCACAAGAACATTTTACCTTAAACCGTTCTTCCTTAAACCGACTTCTTTTGACAATAGATTCAAAATCTATTTCACCTTTCAGTACAGTAGAATACTTTTGATGTAGGTATTCGTTTATTTCTTCAAAGGAACATTGGTCTACCCACATTCTAAGAACAGTACTTTGAATATCTCTAGCAAACCCCGTTTCGGAAATTTTCTTAGCAGTAAATCCTGTCATTACGAACTTAGGTTCGTCCAACCAAACACCATCTAGCCAAGATACAAGCCCTACATTTCGGTTCTTAGTAGTGCCTACTCCTAAACTAGAATAGAATTTCTCAAACTCCAATACTACAGGGTGTTGTTCTAGACCAAGTACATTAGGAAAGGATTCTCTAACATGGTCGTTAATTTCTTCTATTGCTACTTTTGCTTTTTCTACTGAATCACATTTAATATAAATGGAATCTGTGTGTCCATATACTACTTTCATTGTTTATCTCTCCCAATTAAAAACATTCTTGCTTCAATAGACTTAGTAATACAGGGGTCACACACTTTGTATTTCCCGCATCTTAGTCCTCTTGTTTCAGCATTCTCTTCTCTACACATATCGCACTTCATTCAACCACCTCCTGTAAAACTCCTAATGATAATATATAATTAATGAACTCATTAGAGCGTTCATTAATGCCTATTGTTGAAATGTAGTTGGCGTTTGTTTGTGCGATTGCAGTTGTGGCGAATCTTTTTCCTCTTTCGCTTTCACGAATCCATACATGTTCTAGCGCACGGTATTCATCGTGTAGGTATTCCACAGTAAGAAAGCCTATGGTTTCATGCTCACCTTCAAAGCCGGAATAATGATGTTCTTCATTTTCCCAAGTTTCCTTGTAGATGAAATAAAATTCATTTTCACAGAAATGGTGTATTACTTGTTCCTTATGAAAATCCTCTTTCCATTCTTCGTATAAGTCAATAAATGATATTAGGTCATCCCCAAACCTACAGTCTGCTTTTCTAATAAAAACTTCTTCAATCATTCGTCTTCCTCCATTACCTTAAAATACATATCTAAAACGCTAGGTAGTTCTTTTATTACTATTCTTCTAATGAGATTAGTAATGTTTTCATTTTTATCTTCTAATACCGTAGTTTGAAGCATTTCAGTAAAATGCTTATCTAAGAATTCAAATTTAGTGTTTGCTAAACTAGTTGTTACCATGCGTTTTATATAATCGTGCATATGGCTATAATTACCTAATCTATATTCTATAGAGTTTCTCATGTTCTCCATAAACTTTTTATTATTAATTAATGCTTCTACAATTTTGTCTTCTTTCATTCTTTCATCTCCCTTGCTTTAAATGCGGCTAATCTAATTGCCTCTCTTGCGCTTGCAGTAATGCTAGCGGCTAGGTCTTTGTTACTCCAACCGAACCCTCTAAAAGCAAGGATTCCGTAGAACGAAGCCATCAATCTCTTGACGGCCATTTGGTTGTTATTCCACTTGACATACTCTTCTTTATCGTCACCATCTCTAGCAACCTTCATCTTCTTCTTGTAGTCGTTTCTCAAGTCCTTGAGAGCCAACAAAGAGCGAGGGAGAAGGCCCAATTCATCAGTCTTGAAGTATAGCATGTTAGGCTCGTAGTCCACCGATACAGGGCGTAGATTTTGTGGTGTATTCAAATCAGCACAAAAAGCAGTGGGTATTTCACTGATGGTTTCAAAACTGATGTTCCTAGCGATAATCATTGAAGGATAGAGTCCAGCAAAGTCAAACGCCGCCACATTAAGATGTAGTCCATTCGTACCTTCATCCAATGGATTGTAAATCATAGCACCCGAATAAGATAGAGATGCACCGCACTTTTTACATTCTTTCAGTTGTTTATCTTTAGGATTTTCGTATCCGCAATCATCACACTTCTTTGTTTTTAATCTAACACCTGTCTTACATTTCCAACTAGCATTGTTCATAAAGTAAATACTACCCATGTGAGAAGCATAAAAGCAAGACTCAAAGGGAGCCACTAGCAATCTTTGTAAGGATATAATAGCCTCACTGCAATGGTTTTCCTCGTCTATCTTTCTTAGTAATTCTACATCTATGATAGTGTATTGTAGATAAGAATACTTATCTTCTAACCAAGCCCTTGAATAAAACTCATTAGGGTCGGTAAATTTAGTTTCAATATACTTACCTTCACCGAATAATGTTTTAGAAACATAGTCCAAAGCAAGACTTGGTAGTGTCCCTCTTTGTGCATCATTCCATTGTCGCTCAAAAGCAACATCAAGATTTAAGTTAATCATACCTTTGACGGGTTGTGCAATAGGAGAATACCCTCCACTTTTAGTAAACTTTAGACCGTCTAGACTTTCTTCTATTCCATCAATAACATTCATTGGAGAAATACTTCTAGGGTCAATCTCATTAGCAATACATCTTCCTAGTAGTTTGGGTAGGTCAAACTTAAGACCAAACCAAGCAACCATCATATCGGGTTTTTCTTCCGAAAGAAAAGCAACAAACTTAGTTAGCATTTCTGCTTCGGAAGTACTGTAGTCAAGAACACTAGTATAACCATCTACTGATGGCTTAGTAACTTTAGCAAACGATTCTTTAGGATACCATACCCACACATGGAAGTTTTTAGAGAAGTTATCGTAAAGAGCAATAGCAGTAATCTTACCGTCATGCACTCCGCCTTGCATCCATTCCATATCCCAATAATACTTCTTTAGGGTGTAAGGTTTCATAACATCTAAAGAATCAACTGCGTAGCGATTAACTAATGAAACATCTGCTTCATAGGTCATATCGCCCAACTTAGGATGCTTAAATGGCTTCCTAGCACTATCTACATGTGATGGCTTCTCGTAGTAAACTCGCTTTAGTTTAGTACCATCAATAGAAAACCATTCGCCCTTTACATAGGAAAAGTCTCTTCTTAGCATACCTACACTATATTGTGCAGGTTCCCTATAAGAATCCGGTACATAAAAGTAAGGAGCAAAGTCTACTAATTCTGTAGACAATTCTCCTTGTTGGTTTCTATTAGATGTGTATATTGTATTTTCATAATTAGCAATTATCATTTATATTCCTCGTATGTTATTATTCAATGTGAGGTACTCGTACTAAGAATCTATTTTCGTTAGAAAGAAATAGTGGGAAGTCGTCTTTCATAAAGAGAAAGAAATCCTCATCAAAGAATTTATGGATTGGTGCAGAAAAGGCTACAGTAGAACCATCTCCTATTTGTGTTTCCAATTCTAGATTTTTAGCATAGTTCTTAGTAATGTTTCCCGAAGAAATAGTTAGTTGGTTTTCTTTGTGATTCAAAAGGTAAATTCCTGTGTTGATGTTTTCACACATATTGATTGCTTCACTGAATTCTCTGTGATTAATCAAGATACCCGATTCAAATTGGGTCTTGTTAAAGGAAGGTAACTCTCCCGAAACAGGTTCAATAGAAGAAGCAAAGGGTAGTTTCATGCCCATAATAGCATTAATGGAACTGAAATTAGGATGCTCGTTTATCAAAGAAAGAGTCAAAGAAGTATCTTCTGTTTGTATCTGTATTGTGTCGTTCAAATACATGATAACATCTCCATTCATCTTTTTTAAGAAAGGAGACATTTCTTTTGCATTTACACAGAACGGTTTTAGGGTTGGGTCATCAACTGTGCAATCTAAAATTGAACAAGCAATAAAAGACATATCAGCATTCCAAACTTCTAGTCTTTCTTCCCTGTAAACCATAACTACATGTTTTCCTAACAGGTCGGACTTAACTCCTGTACCTGTACCATACTTACCTCTTACCATTAAGTTAGAAAGGGTCTTTTCTAGTGTCTTTGCATCTACTGTAATTCTCATACCTTCATCTCCTTTACGCTATCAATACCTGTCCAATCTACTGAACCATCTCTAGCCACTGTTAAGAAGGTATAATTCTTACCTACTAAGGAAGGATAGTATTTACTACTTTTAACAGTAGCAACAAACTCTGTTCCTTTAGCGGTGATTCTTTGCTTAGTACTAATAATAGAATATAATCGTGAGTCTAATCTATTCCATATTGGTTGGGGTGGGTCATCTCTAAATGGTGGCTTAGTGTGTGTAATGTATATTTGATGACAATTAAGTTTCAATGATTCTTTCAAAACTTCTCTGTAAGGTTGGTTTCGCTGAAACCATTCTTGTTGTTTTGTAGCCTTCATTTTACGCATTCGGGAATTCTCCATCCCTGTCATGTAAAGAGTACAGTAATCTAACCAAGTATCTACTCCATCCCAAACGAATAGAATGGGTTCTTCCGATGATGCTATTTCATTTTTTACTAGAGCAATGAAAGAACGAATGTTTCCTTGAGTTTGGTAAGGTAGAAACTCACCGTCTTCGTCATGGGCCGCAGGATTAAAAATTAGAATTCTATCTGTACTGTTATGATTAGCCTTCCAAGTAGGGACTGCTCCTTCATCACAATCTAAGTAGAATGTCTTCATACCTGTATCCATAGTTATGCCGGATTTTCCTGTCTTTGCATCACCTTCAATACCCAATAGTAGATGGGATTTATTGCTAGTGTTTGTCTTCTTTTGTTCGTTAATTAGCCTTTGAACCAAATCAACATCAATTGCGGTTTGGCTTTCTTTGCTTACTAAATTTTTATTTTGTATCATGTGTATTTCACCTCTTATTATCTTTCCAAGTTTCTAGTAACTTGGTAACTTCTTCTTCTTCGTTAAAAACTAGTCTAACTTCTTTACCTCCAATGTGCATTTTTACATGGAAGTTATTGTCGTCCCAATTCTGCTTCATGGTGATAAAATCTACATCTCGTAAATCAACCATCCACTTTCCGTCTTCATAGACAAAGTTTGTACCTTGATATTCAATCATTAGTATTCCTCTCCTGTCCAACGGCAGTAACTAGACATGAACTCTTCAAAGAATTTCATAGTAGTTTTCTGTACGATTGTCCCTCCACTTGAGTAGAGTTTCACGGTGACATAATTATCCGGTTCGTGGTTCCAACTAATGTGTTGGATATTTTCAAACCTAATAAATGCTAAATCTGTTTTTATTGCTTTTCTGTATAATTTCATATTAATTCCTCTAAGGATAGGGCATTGCACCCATCCGAACATCAGTTTGAACCTTTAGTCTATGTTTACACTAAATCCCACTTAATCTGTTGGTATCATAAATTAGTGGGGCTGGAAATCAAAACCAATCTAGGTCTTCCTCCGTAGCCTGTTCAATCTCTACTACTTGGCCTCGGCGTTCTTTTACAAGAAGCCCTGTAAGGTTGATAGTAACAGGTTGTAGGCCTTCGTCTGTTTCCCTTTGTGAAGTTCTACCGACAACAGTAACGGCGGAGCCAATACCAAAGTCAATGTCCACATTTTCGGGAACCCAACAAGTTACCATACCGTCATTCTCGTAATCAAAGTCTGCGGCTAGGTCAGTAATGTTAATGATTCTATTACCGTTACCTGTAGGTGTCATGTTGATATTACAAACAGTACCGTTAGTAATAACAAAGCGTTTTGGTGATGGTAAATCACGCAACTCATCGTGCTTGTCTTGTAGGTTTCCTAGATACACGACATTGTTAGATGCAACATTAGCAATCATGTTAGTCATGTTTAAGGAAGAAGTGTCACGGTAAAGGTCACTGTTAGGGTCTTGTTCTTCGTTAATTCTCAAACTACCAATGGTCTTATCTGTGAATCCATAGATAAATCCATCTCTATTAGAATCCTTAATGACAACCATATTCAACCATGAGAATGTCTTAGGGGTAAATTCAATTCCTCCCTTGTTCTTATAGGAGAAGTTGTAAAGATTGTACTCTTCGTCATCTCCTACCTTACCAATAAAGACACCACTTCTACGCATTACTGAGTTTAGTGGCTTACCGTAGTTTTTGTTTTCGCCACCATTTTGATAGCGAGCATTGTTGTCCAATGGAATGATGATAGAACCATCTTCTAATTCCTGTACGCAGTCGGGTAGATTCTTAACCTTTCTCTCTTGGATTGCATCATTGTGGAAACGGGAGACTGAATAAAATCCATTCTCTGCTTCTTCAACAATAGCAACGAATCCCTTTTGATGAGCGTTGTATGGGTCATTCTTCCATTCTTCTACGGCTCGTCGTCGGTTGTATTCGTTTAAGTCTCTTGGTTCTTCAAGAGCCAAAAAGAATCCAAAGGCTTGCTTTGCAAGTCCCCCTCCCCCTCCGGTGGTTGTTGTTGTGTTCTGTGACTTTTGGCTTCTAATTTGTTGTGCGGCGTAACTACGCCATAGTGCGATAGCAATTGGGCTATCAGCACCCACACCATTTTCGGCACAAATTTCGTCAAATTTCAATTGAGCATCCTCTAGTGGAATACTCAACTTCTCTGCGGCTTTTACAATTTCGTTTTGCATTTGTTTTTCCCTCCTATATTAGTTGGCCTACCATCCATGAAGCAAGCAATTTCGGGGTCATGGTGGTAGAACGCCACTCCCCTTCTCCAATTACTCGCAGGAATTTCAATTTCATTTTAGCCTCCATATCACACTTAATTGTGTAATCGTGGAGTCCAATGCAGATTTCCTTTACGGAACGACCTGCGTAAATAGACTGATGAATTTTTTCAAGTGAACCATTAGCATTTCTATTTACAATTTCATTTATTATTTCTTCGTACTCTTCTAGACCTTTTTCAATTTGTCTCGTTAGTGTTGTACCCGACACGATACCGGCCTGTAACTCGGTAAGTGTTCTACGCAAATCACCATGAAGAGAGTATATGAAGGTTCCCAAATCCTCATCCGTTAAGTGAGTATGTGCTTCCTTCTTCAAAATCATTTTCGTGATTCTCAATACTAAATCATATGGTAAAGGCTTGAATCGGTAGTTTGCACATCTACTTTGAAGTGCGTGAATGATTTTGTTTTTATCATTGCAAGTAATAATAAATCTAACATTGTTAGAGTATCTTTCCATGATTCTCTTCAATGCGTTTTGAGCATCATTGGTCATCCCATCCATCTCATCTAACAAGATGATGCGAAAGGGAACAGTACCAATAGTACCGCTTTGTGCGATTTCTTTAATCCGTGTTCTAACTGTTTCTAGTCTTCTATCATCGGAGGCATTTATTTCAAAGAAGTTTTCTTTGACATGAATACCTAGAATAGCATTAGCAAGAACAAAGGCTACACTAGTTTTACCTGTACCCGATGTACCATAGAGTAGAACATTGGGCATTACTTGTTCTTTAGCCCAAGACTCTGCATCCATTACAAAGTGTTCTTGTCCTACAATTTCACTTAGTTTAGTTGGTCTGTATTTCTCTGTCCATAACATTATATCCTCTCCAATTTATATTTTATATCTACTATCTTACCTTCAACTTCTCTAATTGCTCTAGGTAATTCAATTTCAATATGATGGGGTTTGCAAATATCTACCCAATTTAAATTGTCATAAATCATTTCTATGTCTATCAATTGTTCTAGTAGTTCGTTGTAGTCTCTTAGATTGTTTTCCATTTCTTTTACTCTTTCTACTGCGCTCATTTTTATTCCTCCTTAAAGAAATACCTAAGAGCAGAAGGCAATTGTTCAATTATCTTCGCTCGTATTTCATCGTTCATTCTAGATTGGTATTCTCTAGACATTTTGTTAATTTGATTGTAGGATTGCACACTGTCAATTTTTGAATGGAGTTTGTTAGTTATACCCACCAATCTACTATTGATTAATTTAATTTCTCTTTCTATATCTTCTATTTTAATTTCTAATTCTGTTTTCATTTTTATTTCTCCTTTAATTCCCATAGGGATATTTTGTTTGGTAGATAGGAATGTCTACTAAACTCTTTTTGTCGCATAATCTGTCCTATTCTATTAGAATTAACCATAGCATTCTTTAATTTAAGATTGTTAATTAGTCTTTCTTTTAATTCAAAAGTACTAAGAGGTGACTCATTACTAAGTACTCGTACTATTTCTTTTTTAATTCGTTTGTAGTTTCCCGATGATTTACTCTTTCCCATTCTCTTCCTCTCCTACTTCCCATTCAGCATTCTTACCTGCTCCTATTTTAGTAAATTTACTAGATTTTAAAATGGAGCCTAATTGATTAGCAGTTATGCCCCACTTGGTTTTTCTATTAATGTACTCAAATATTTCTTGAGTTGATTTTTTTCCACTACTAATATATTGTTTAATTTTATCAGCGTGTCTTTCTGTTTTTTTCTTTTTGCTCATAGGAATTCCTCCAATGAAAACTGTTTAGTTTTTTTCTTTCTAATACTGAGTGTTTTCTTCTCGCCTAATCCCATCAGTCTACATTCTTCATTGTTGAATTTTGATATGGCGTGTTTTCTAAACACATCATCCTGTATTAATTGCTTGAACAATTTATGTTCATGAGGGGCCAAGCCCACCCTCTTTAGTAGTCTAGGAACCTTAGAATATTTTCCTCTTTTAGGCATCGTGGCCCTCCTAAACATCTTGCCTTCGTGACAATAAGCAAGCATCTCATAGAAGTAGCGTTGAGGCCAACGGCGTTTAACTACACCATCAACAAAGAGTAACTTGTTTGGGTGTAGATTTTCATTTAACCACGAAACGATTTGGGTATCTGCGGGCTTGTTGAACAAAAGTAATTCTCTAATTAAGTCTCTGTCTCCGCTTTTTAGATATTCATTTATTAGACTAAATACATCTCTTTCATAGGAAAAGGGTTCTTCACTTCTAGGTGCTATTTCTTTCAACTGTTCTTGTATGTGTTGTTTAGTACCAACTCTTTTAATTTTACAAATCTTTTTTATTTCTATAGGGACTGATTTTTGGTTGATGGAGGTTAGTACTACTTTCCCTCTATACTTAAGAATAATATCTACTATTTCTTTCGTCATTGGTTTATAGTGTAGGTCTTCTATAATTATACCTACATCAGTAGGTATAGAGAAAATATCCTTTATGTCAATATCATTAGCATATTGATAAACGGCGTTAGGGAATAATTCCTTAACTTTAGTTGTCTTGCCCGTTCCTGCCTTTCCTACAAAAATTTCTGTTCTGTCTTTATTTATATCAGTCAAACCCATTTAGATTCCCCTTTATTATTAGTATTTGTTCTAGACCCTGTAGGGTCAAATGTTTTTTATTTTGGACTATTTCGTATATTCTTCTAAAGTCTGCGAGTTTCTTTGAAAGAGAATCCAACCCTCTAGGTATAATATGTAATATGTGTTCTACATTAGTTTTGCTTATTACCAAACGGTCACTTTGTAGACTGTGCGGAAAATTCCGTTGTGTCAAACTTCTAGACAATGCCGATAATAACTCTTGATTAGAAGACGCTACTATTATTTGAAGCGTGCAAGAATACCCAATGTTTGTGCTTTCACTAATTTCTACCTTAGAATAAAAATTACCCTTTGCTAAAAGAATACCAACTATCATGTCCCTAGATAACATAATCTACAACTCCTAGATAATGATGCTTTATTCCTTCATGCTTCAAGAAAAATTGAACATTGGATACTACAAGTGATTCATCTAAACTAGAAAGATGTACTTCTATATGAGTGTCAGTATATTTGAATAATACTCTACTTGTGTCTTTTTTGTGTCTTAGCCAATGAGCATTAAACAGTTCTAAAGTCATTCTTTGATTTATTGATATGTCCTCTTCTAAAGAGAAGACTAGTTTTTTCTTGTTTGGTAGTTTATCAAAGTCCTTCATACAATCCCTCAAAATAAGTTTATCACATCTTCAATGGTGTTTATTTGACTAAGAATTTTATCGTCTCTAATTCTATCCTTTCTAGGGAATCTTAGTCCTAGTGTGCCGTTGGTATTTCTAGTGACTGCATCAGCAGTAACAGAAATAATTATTGAAGGCGTTATAGAATAATTCTCCGAAGAAGAATTGTAATTAGAAATAAGCCTACGACATTTAGCAGTTAGAGAGAGTAAATCATCATCACTAAAACCAATACCAACTCTACCTATTGGTTCATATCCGCTATCGGAAGATGAAGATAACACACTGATTTCAAAACTAGAAAATAGATTTGCGTTAGAATGTTCTCCATACCTTGCTCCGGTAATCACTACATCTAAATCAATTTGAGCCGGTTTGTACTTAATCCATTTCCTCTTAGCAGGATGATATTCTTCCCCCATATCCTTAATCATGATGCCCTCAAATCCACCTGCAATTGCTTGATTGTAAAAAGCGAAAGGGTCGCCATCAACCACTCGTAGGGCTTGATGAGGCAAAGAAGAGAAGGTTTCAAGCCGTACTCTCAAAGGATAGGACATGATAGACACTCCATTCATTTTCAAACAATCAAACACTACCCATTCTACAGGACACTTCAAAAGCAAATCGGAATTTATGTTCTTTGAATGAACCCGTTTATTCATTTGTTGATGAGCAACAGGATACCCGCTACCATCTACAGGATATATCTCACCATCTAGTATGAAATCATCCTCTTCATATAGTAGTATCATTTCTACAACATCAGGAAATTGAAAATTAACTACCTTTCCTTTTCTATTAAAGATGATAACCGAATCCTTCTTCTTATGTATTTGATACCTATTACCATCGTACTTAATATCATAGATTGCATCCTCCGGCCATTTCTTGAAAGGTTGGACTTTAGCCAACATTGGTGAAACGAATTTACCGTGTACTAGATTCAGTGGTGGGTTTCTATTCATTTCATAATAAGAAGTAACGGAAACTATACTGTTAAGAGAACAGTCTCGTTGTACTTCTTGTTGAGTTTTATTATACTTCTTTGCTAGAACCTTTTGTAGGGTTTTCTCACCTATCTTGTTGTTAGGGGTTCTAATCCAAAACTTGACAAACCACTTTCTTTCGTAGTCCGACATTGATAAGAAGGCTTCTTGTATTGTGTCAAAGGATAGTGACCTAGAAGAACAGTCTAATTCTAGAAGTTGAATAATTCTCTTAAGACTATATTCCTCTTCCGAATCAAAGGTTTCCATCAAAGATACTGCTTCTCCAATATCATTAGTAGCATCGTACAATGCGTCTAATTCTTCGTCAAAAATTCCAAAGAAGGAGGATAACCACTTTTTTGCTTTGGTCAATCCTATGTTATTCTTTTCTAAATCTAGACTTAGAATCTTTACTAGGTCTGTTGGATTAAAATTCTCCATTTCCTTTGTAAGTCGGTTCACTTGTGTTGTCGGCGTTTGGTAGCAAATCGCTTCCATTAATCGGGATAGTCTTTTCATCGTCATCTATTATCAACTCTTTATTTTCATTTAATGTTTGGATTATTTCTCTAATGTTATCCTTCATTTTTGGTTTTACTTTGGAAACAGACCAAAGATATTTGGCTAATTCAACCCATTCATTCTTCTTCATCAGTATCACCTTGATGGGAAGAAATCTCAGCATTTATTCTAGAAAAGTTCTGCATCATCTTTTGTAAAACTTCGGATAGGTCTAACCTATCCACTGACTCTGCGGCTAATTGCATATAGGTCATTGTCCCTATAACAATAGGGAAGGAAATTGTATTGAAAGTACTACCAACAATGAGTGACCAATGCACTACAAATGCACCTCTTACTTGTTCATTGGTATTTTGTACTTTAGGCCAAACAGAAGAGAAGTCTTCTTTGAATTGTTTGGGTATTTTCTTTTCGTGTCCAATAGCCCACTTTGAAAATTCTTTAGGTTTTTTGGACAACAGTTTTAGTTTACTAATCTTCATTATTCTTCCTCTCCTTCAAACATATTTGTTAGAATTCTATAGAGAACTTTGGCTTCTATCATATTGAGCCGTATTCCTTTTCTTGATGGTTTTTCGTCTTTGTACCAACGAACATCTAGAACCTCTATTCCATAATAGCGGCCTTGATGTACCTTTACTTCTTGAGTACTATTTCTAATAACTCTACCTTTAAATTCCATATCGTCATTCAAGCATCCATCCCTCCTTGAATTTCTTTAGTTCCTTTCTAGAAAGGAAATATCTTGGCGTATCTAATTCATCTAATCTATTAACAACCCAACAGGCTCCACCTAAACTAGATATTTGTACGATTTCGTATTGGCCTCCGCTTACTTCACAGACCTCTGTTGTGTTTATGTCGGGGGTTAATCCGTACATTCTAGTAATCTCCGAAGCAACATCGTGAATGTTATCAACTACATACTTAATGATGTGCGCTCTTTGAATGGGTATTCTAGGAGCAACCTTGATTTCCATTTCACCACTTAAATTACACACCTTGCATTTATTACCTTCACAAATAGGACAGGTAATTCTAGACTTGTGAGGGGCAGGAAGCGTAACAGTGATTGCTCTTTTCTTCATAACTATTCCTCTTTAAGAACTGCTACTTCTGTAGATAAGAACATTAGTGCGATTGACATAGCGGCTGATAAACTACTCTTAGTTACTTTAACAGGGTCAATAACTCCTTCTTCCCAAAGATTTTCTACTTCTCCTGTTTTAGCATTGTAACCTATTAGTTCACTAGGTTTGATTAAATCCCAAATATCTTCTGTTGCATCACCGTTCTGTAATAGAACACTAATTGGTGTCATGAAAACATCAGCAAGGTATGGTAGGTTGGGAACATCAACTTCCTTCTTCATCTCTTGGAAGGCCAAGAGTAGACCTAAGCCTCCACCCACAATAACTCCCTCTTGTAATGCGGCCTTAGTAGCGTTCAGTGCGTCATCAAGTCTTTCTTTGGTTTCTCTCAATTCAACACTAGAACCACCACCTACAGTAATCACTGCAATGCCTCCCTTCAATCTAGAAATTCTAGTGGTTAGTCTTTCCCTAATCCAATCGTTGTTAGCAACCTTGTATAATCCCGTTAGTGATTCTACTCTATCTTTGGGATTTCCAATGCCCCCTATGATTGTTGAATCAACTTGGTTCAATATGACCTTATCACATTCACCAAAGGAAGACTCATCAACAATACGCAAATCATCCTTTGCTTCATCGGAGAATAATTTTCCTCCTACGACAGAAATTATATCTTTCAATTCATCTAGTCTAGCATCACCATGATTAGGGGCTTGTGTTACACCAATCTGTATTCTTCCTTGAACAACATTCGCTAATACATTAGATAGGGCAGAGCCTCTTAAGTCCCCACAAATCAAATACAACGGGCGACTCTTAGAAGAAGCATACTCTAGTGCAGGAAGAATATCACTAAAGTTAATGATTGTTTTATTGGTACAGAATACTAATGGCTTCTCTAGGATACATTCGCCACTATCTTGATTAGCAAATAGGTGACTAGCATAACCATTATCTAATTCTAAGCCTTCCTTTAACTCAAATTCTGTAGTCAATCCATGCCCTTCTTCAACAGAAATAACCCCGTCTTTACCTACATGAGAAAATACTTCTGCAATCAATTCCCCTAAAACCGAGTCGTTATTAGCGGCAATGGTAGCAACATCTAGAATAGACTCTTCGGTAACGGGTTCGGCCAAATTATCTAAGCACAACATCATTTCATCCCTCACATATTCTAGATTGTTTCTAATGGAATGTAGGTTGGTTAGAGGCATAGACATAATAGAATTACAAAGAGACTGTGCTAAAACACACGCCGTTGTTGTTCCATCACCTGCCTTTGATTGTGCTTTGAATGCTAGATTCTGTACCAATTGAATTCCCATTTGAACATAAGGGTCTTCATGACTAACATACTTAGCGATTGTCACGCCATCGTTGATAACAACAGGTGGAGTGCCTTGTAGGATAGCAGTACGGGCTTGTGGGCCTAATGTTGGCCTAACTGTGTCAGCAACCAAATTAATGCCCTGTAGGATTTTTTCCTTCACTTCGTTACCAAAGAGAATCATTCTTCCACCCCGTAAATGTCACTGTATTGGACAAAGATAAATCCACGATTCTTCTTTGCTTTCTCTATAGAATAAAAGATAGTCTTCCCAATAAGAGAAGAATCGCATTGACAATCAATGACTGTACCTTTGTTTTCTTCTAAAGAAAGGATTCCGTGTGTACTTTCTTTCTCTTCGCTTTTAACTACGACCCAATCTCCAACCGCTTTCATATTCTAATCATTACATCAAGAGTATATATTGTTTCCCAAATCATCTAACCTTTTTTTTACCATCGTGCATGATTAGATGAGAGGCCGCTTCTAGGTATTGCCTAACCATCGTAGTTTTTTTACCCAACCAAATACGATAAGTTGCACTTTTGCAGTCTAGGCAATAATACAAACGGTTCTTTTTCTTAACCTTGATAATCTCAAAGTTTTCGCTTTTACAATTAAAACACTTCACACCTTCACCTCCACGAAATCTCTCTCACTTCTTTTACCACAATGAGGACATTGATAAGTCACCAAAAGTTTTCCATGATTACACCCAAATGTAGTATGATTATCATGCAACATATCACCATCTATCCAATCGTCATCTATTTCTTTACAACACTTCACGCAGTCACCTCCACACCACAAGCAATACATTTACCATCCACTACTCTGTTCTTATAGAGGGCAATATCGCAGTTAGGGCAATTCTTCACAATCAAGCCTCCATACCATTAACACTAACCATGTTAGCAAATTCCCATTGATGGAACATTTCATGCCCGCCAATAAAACCACCTGCTTCTCTAATAGGGCCAATGAACTGTGCAGAACAAATTTGACAATAAACCATTACTATTCTTTCATCAAGGTGTGAGCCTACTTTTGTTTCATAAGAAACTATTTTTCCTATATCATTTTCTGTATATGTCATTCTTCTTCCCCTCCAATAAAACCTTTATTCATATGTTGAATTCTTGTTGAGAATTCGTCAATACTTTCGTAGGTAATTATCTTTAGTAGTTCGGGTAGTTTATTACTCCAAACTCCATAATGGCTATATCCGCCTAGAACATAAGCGGATTCCATCTTGGCTCCCCAAATTCTAATTGTTCTCCAATCAACTCCACTGAAATAAGCACTACCGAAAGGATGAGTATGTATCCAACACTTAATCGGTAACTTCATCCCTACAGGGTTAATTTGAAAATCTACATAGCCCGATGAACCACTAGAAATATGTAAGTTAAAATTTGCATCAACTACTACCTGTACTTCTAAGTTAGGTAATATTTTTGTAGAGGCTTCCCAAATTGCTGAATGGAATCTAGGATTCTTTACTATGTCTTCTCCATTGTGATTTACTAACATCTCATCAAAGACTCCTTGAATGTAAGGCTCAACTAATCCTCTTAATTCCTGTAGATGTTTCGCTTTTAGTAATTCAACTGAATTCATGGTTGTTCTACTGCTCATGGTAACCACCCTGCATCTTCCCAAATTAGGTAAGTTACGAACCAACCAATAATGGTTATTATCCACATTGAAGTTAAGGATATTTTATCCACTTCTTCATTCTCAGTTTCTTCTTCTAAAAAATCATATACTCCCATATTATCACCTCAAACATTAATCACGGCAAAACCGTTTACTTCTTCATCATTAAACCAACGCTGAACCCATTCAGCACCCATTCCTGCAATAGCAACTTGTAAGAAATGTACTCCTTCTGTAGAGCCATCCCATGAATCACCTTGACAGGAAAAACTACCATCCGGCCCTGCTAGCATAGTATCATACATTTTAGGGTCGGCCTTGTAGGATACATAGGCGGCGTTCCTTGCTTGGGAGCGAAGGTCTAGCCACGCTATGTTTGAACGGTATAGCATCCTTCGTGCGGATAGATTATCCACACAACATACTACCAAATCATATCCTTGTATTTGCCCGTCTGTTAGGATAGGGAATTTACTTGGACTGATGGGATACCTCTTTTGTAGGGCCATCACTTTCAATTCACCCACTTCATCTTCCGTGAAGTTTTGGTAAGGTAGGTTCTTTGTATCTACGGTGTCGGGGTCACTTACGCTAATCGTGTAAAGGCCCGTCTTATCTAGTAGTGGGATTAGAAAACTTCCAATTCCACCTGCTCCAATTATCAATATTTTTCTTTTCATTTTTATTCCTCCATTCTGCAATAGACTTCTTCCATTATTCCTTCCGCTAACCATTCTAAATCCCTACAAGATAAATCCATCTTGAATAGGCGTTCTAATAGTTTGTCTCTTGCTAAAGTACTCTTTAATTTATCTTCTGTATCTTTATTCATTTTTATTCCTCCACTCTTCAAATGCTGATTGTGATTCTTTCATGGTATATGACATACTTATCATACTAGCAAGTCCTCTGTATAATTCATCTTGAATTGACGCATCAAACTGAGAAAACAGTGGGGCTAACATCATTCTAGTTGCCGTCACATAACAATTACATTCACGACAAACTCTATCTTCAAACTTAGTTAGAATCGGTTGAGGGTTATTCCCTTCCCAAGTCTCCATTTCTTTTTCGCATATTTTACATTTCATATTATCATCTCCTTTCTGTTCTTTCATTTAAATCGCCTTCCTTTTAGCAATTATAATTAAGCATTTTTTACATTCCGCACCTTCTTTTATTTGAGAAGCACTTAGTCCTCTACAACCGCTATATTGGTAATTACAAACTTCACAATAGATGCGTGTCAAGCCTTTACCACATAGGGCTTTAGGCCAATTCTTAATTGTGACTCCTGTTTTTGGATTGTGTGTATAGGCAACCTGTTCATAATGAAAGGTACAACCGTTTTCGCACCTCGTTTTTGTTTCAACCATATTACCATATCCATTGTGTTCCTTGTCCTTTTATTTCGGACTCTGTTTTACCTACTGTTCGTAGGAGTTTTTTTGTTGTATCTCTACAAGTGCGACTAGTCACACCTACAACATCACCAACTTCTTTTTGAGTTAGTTGTTTAAATTCGCAAAGATTTGCTATGTAGAGTATCCCCGCTACTGCGCTCTTATTTAGAGTAAGAGTACGCATTTCGTATTCCCTCTCAAAGAAGGAAAGTAAGATACTACAGGTACTAGCAAAATACCTGTCCCCTAATTGAAGGGAATACTTCTCTACCAAAGAATCAAGAGATTGAATAAAGACTCCACTATTCTTAAAATGCTTAGAAATCTTCTTGGCTACTTTAGCAACCAACCTTTGGTTAGAGCCGTACTCAGCACAGACTTCTTTTAGAGTGAAGGGCAGATTTCTTTCCCTTAAGACATAATACACCAAAGCACTAGCCCTATCTTCATAAGTAGATTGACTAAATATCCCTGCTCTAAAACAAGTCATGTAGGCGTTTTCTACTCTCTCCATTTGGCTCTTTGAATTAGTCAAAGAAGACATTAACATTTTAGAGAAACCCAAACCTACATCAACATGGCTTCGCCTACCCCTTTCGTATCTATGAATGGGCCTAGAGCCTAGAGTTCTATCTCCATGCCTAATAATTTCTCCATCATGAGTAAATAGAGAAACCGTTTGGTCAAAGGGTTCAGTTACTACAATCAATCCGCAGTCTTGACATTCCTTCTCGCCCATGTATTCGTTGTACGAAAAAGCAGTACTGTTACATTCAGTACAATTAATCAAGGTTCTCACTCTCTACGGGTTCTATATATCTCTCTATATGTGTAGCATAAGCAATTTCTAACCTACTGTTATCATCCACCAATTCAAAATTTATTCTATGCGTAGCGGAAGGAATACTCTTCATGGTAGAGACTCTTTGTTTAGTCATTCTGTCATTAATACAGACCAACAATCTAGTTACTAGTTGGTCATGTATAGGAGAATTGTTTTGAAGGTTATCAACACAAACTCCGTTCCATTTGTAGTCTCCTTCAAGAGATAAGAAAGCAGTTGATACCAATTGCCTACCCGACGATTTCCTATTACTATTCCAAGTGAATAACCAATCGTTATCTATTCCTTTGACTAGTAGATATTGTTCGTTTGTTTCTTTATCGCTCAACATCTTGACTTTATTCTTATATTTGACAAGCGTTTGTTCTAGAAGAACCTCGGCCCTGTCTTCTATTAATTTAGAAGTTCTATTCTGTTCTAGAAAGGCAATCATAACATCGGAGTCCGATTCAGTTATCTGCTTACCCATCAATAAGAAGTACAATTTTTGTGGTGAAAGAAATTTCCAAGAGCCTCTATTGTGTCCATGTAAATAGTGTCCTAAATACTTAGACAGGTCTTTGAATGAAATAGTACCCCAAACAGAATCACTTATCTCTATGGCTACCTTATCATCACTTATTTGTTTAGCATTCAATCTAACATTAACTCTTCGCCCGCCATTAAAGAAGTAAAACGGTATTCTATTTTCAAGAACATGGCTAATCTCGTAAGGAGTATTGCATATCCTATAGAATAACATCATCGTTTCCGACCTACTCATGTCATTATTTACACGATAAAGGAACCTAGATAGATTGTAGAATACCTCTCTCTTAGTACCCTTTAAACCATTAATAGAAATTGGTGTTGTGTTAGTTACTACGATTGGGTAGTCATTCACTATAATTTCTAAACAGGCTTTTGGGTTATTCGCAAGTTTCATCTTCTTTTTCATTTTTTCAGCAAAGGAGACTATTAAGGAATCCAATGAGGTAACTACTTGGTCTACCCTCCCGTTGAAATGGTGAGCAATAGAACTCGCATATCCATTCTGTATAATGAAGGCAGTCCCTTCTATTTTTTTTGTTTCACGGTATCCTCCATCACTGTGTAGGGGGAGGTGTAGGGTTTTTGTTTCTGTATCATAATTTTTAATTGTATGGTTGTTCTTTAAGTTTTCAATTTCCGTCATATTATCACATCATTCTCATTTTTGTTTTGTAATTGTTTACACATTCTTCATGTGCTTCTATTTTCATATCTTGTGGAGTTAGTAAAGAGCCTCCACATACCCTGCATTTTGTCGCTATCTTGCGACCTCTTGAATTGTCTGTATAGTTTGGATTGTTTGACATATTTAACCCTCTAATTTATTTACTTCGTGGTATTTAACATATACATCAAAATCTTTAATGTATTTTGCTAAGTATTGGTTGAATCCAATTGTCACGGCTTCATCAATATCAAAAAGATAATTCTTTAATTTAGAATTTAAGAAGAAGACTTGTTCTTTTTCGTCGTCCATCAACAACGAATGTCGTAGTGCCGTCTCAACGAACAATTGCCCCTCTACCGATAACATAGGTAGAAGTGACTTAACTACTGCTCTACAATGAGCAAAGTTACGATAGAGGGGCATAAGCACCACGGTTTAAGGGATGGTTTTATTCATCAACAAGGTAGGTTCAACAGGAACCTCCAACAATAGCAGGAGTCAAGTCCACGCTACTAACAGTATCCCAATTGATTGTGTTAATGTCTTGGCGGCTTACCATCTCACCATCAACGAAAACCCAATGTGTGGGGTGTGTTTCAATTTGTTCTACAACCTTCTCTACAGAGAGTTGCAATTCTGTGTGTCCTGTTTCATTTAAAATCGTTAGTGTAATCATTTTAATTCACCTCTGTTTTGTTCACCTTGTCATGACTATTTAAGCCATCCCCTTTGTTTGCGGAAATCCAAACGGTTGCTTGTCTCTTTGTCACTTTTTCACTACCGTTGTATCCTAAGTTTTGCATGTATTGGATTTGGTTATCTGTTGCCGCCTCCATACATTTAGTTAATGTTTCAATCTGTTTTTGAGATAGAGCATTACCCCAATTGGAATTCTTCAATTTGATTTCTATGTCCCGAAGGAAGTTAGTTGTCCAATTATCAAAAGGAAGATTGTTCTTCACTTCGTAGTAATTACTAATCCCAAAGAATTCCATCTTATTAGAAATATTGCGAGAATACCTCTTCTCTCGCATACTATCAACCTCGGCCATTTTCTTTTCCATAATAGCATCTTCCTCAGTAATCATAGCAATGGTTTCTCTTGATGAATAGTAGAAATCATCTAAATCCTCTAACAGTTTTTTGTTGGGGTAGCCCTTAGTATTAATTTGGGCTTTGTGGTTATCGGGATGATTCCAACGCCATACAATAGAAGCCATTTCTCCATCCATAGCCCTTTTACGAATATAGGTCTTAGGACGATGAGTATTTAGTTTCTCATCCCAATAGAACCCTTTACTTCTAACATTGACTCGCAAATCTAAGTCCTTAATCTTGTTGAATTTAAATTCAAAGATTGAACCATTAGTAGCCCACCAAGCAGTTTTCTTCATGCCTTCAATACGAACATTAATCCATTGGTCAATCATTTCATCAGTAATGTATTCATCTTCAAGACCTGTAGCCTCTTTGATTGCTCTAAGGATTAGATAGGAATTGATGTGGTCGCTACCGACACATTCCTTTCTACCGTTCTCGGTGTTCTCTATCTCAAAATGATAGATAATCCTATGACCGCATAGACAACTACCGTATCCCATACTAGAATTCATGACCCACAAAGGAGCATCTTCGGCTCTATCTCCACCATATTGTGACCACCAAACATTGCCTGTAGCCAACCATTCTAATTTAGCATCGTTGTAATTGTCTGCGGTTGATAGGCGTACTAGTGCCTCTTTCAAAGCCCTATCCCATCGTCCATTTCCTAGTCTTCTTTTAGGTTGAATAGTCTCTCTTTCGTAACTTAATTCAATTGCTTCTCTTGGTATATCCATTTTAATTCTCTCCTAATTCGTATTGTTCTTTCTTTGGTAGACATTTGTTATGTTTGACTTTCAAACCGTCTCGGCTAGGTATAATCCTAGCACATTGTTTACAGGTAGCCAATGTGCAATGGTCGCAATCGGTTACTGTGTTAGTGCTATCACATGCTCCACAAGTACTCATTTCATCATCTCCCTGTCTTCTTTTTCAAACTTATGCGCTTCACTAAGATAACTATTCAAGATGAAGTCCATCTTCTCTTGAAGTGCATCAATGACTCCGGCAATTGTTCTTCGCTTTAGACTAATCCAAAGTCTATGGTAAGTATTCAATACCACCTTAACTCCATCATCTTCTCCTTGCGTTATAACAATGGGAGGCATATCCTCACTGTCTATTATTCTAAATTCTACTTTTTCATTCATGTTTATCATTCCTTATTATTTTATTATTTATGTCCATTACTTGGGCTTGCATTTTATCTTGGAAGAGTTTCAATAACCCAAGTATATTCTTCAATATTTGTTCTTCCATAGACTTAACTTGTTCTACTGCTACATTTTCAGCAATGTCTCTAGTCATAGACTCAACTATAGTATCAAGCAGGGAAAATTTCTCTTCCATTCTTTCTATTCTAGTTTGTAGAGCAAGATATTCTGTTTGTTTTCTTTTGTTTGCGGATTGAACCGCACTACTCTGTTTTGACAGAGAACGACAACTAGTACATATGTTGCCCTTTCGTTCTCCTTCAAATTTTAGAGAAGTTGGTTTAAATTCTATTTCACACGCTTTACATTTCATTTTTATTCCTCATTTGTATTGGGCCTTGCACCCTTTCGGCAATCATTTAACACTGCTACACTATTTGAATGGTGTCGGAGGCAGGATTTGAACCTGCGAATCAATATGAACAGGAGTTTAAGCCCTGCGCCTTTGACCAAACTCGGCTACTCCGACTTGAATTGGCGGGCATAACAGGAATTGAACCCGTATCTTCGGCTTAGAAGGCCAAAATGCTATCCATTACACCATATGCCCATTTGTTATGTTCCAAACATTAGTTTGGTAATTTGCCCCAACGCCCCCCATAACAAAGGCTTTTTCCTTAGAGGAAAATTGAGGTTTTCTAGTCAAGATAACTATTACTTTATGTCTTGACGGTGCTATCCTATACCAACGAGAGTTGATATAAGCCATAATCTCTCCTAAAGTTAAATCACTTCCTAATTCTTTAAAAGCAGTTTCAACCATTGTTATGTGACTTGTTCCACCCATACACTGCACGAACCTTTCCTAGTATTTAATGTAGCCAATTAAGGAGCCAAGCATCGTTTTTAGATTCAACCAATGTTCCTATTTGGAATTTGGAATATTCGTCTGTATGTTTAGCCACAATAACAGAAGCCAAACTAATAGCCAACTTTTCTTTACTTGTCTTTTCTAGGAAAACAGAAGCAATTCTCTTTGCTAGTTTTTCTTCCTCTCTACGATGTTGTAGGACACAATAACATTCTTCTTTGTAGGTTACATCGTGAGTATTATCAATGACGAGCATAATACCGCTACCATCACAATGACTACATTTACAACATTCCTGTGACATTAGATAATCACCACATTGTTCTCTTCTAAATAGTCATCCAAGTCCTCAAAGTTTACGATTACTTTATTGTCATCGTCTAAGTCAATTAGTACCCTCATTTTGTTAGGATATGTAGTGAAGAAACTCATTGAAACCCATTCAATGTCTTCGTACCAAATTGAGTAGTCGGGGTTATCTGTATCTTTTCTTTCTCGGTATAGCATTAGTATCCCTCCAAGAAAAGGAAACTAGTAGTTATCCCCAAATCATCTATCGCAACATTGTAGTCGCTAATTATTGTCCATTCAATTATTTCTTCTATTGTCATTGTGTTCACCTGTATTTGTTTAGTATTTTAGTAACTCTCCAAGAGGTAGGAAACCAACTTGGATTGTCTCGCTTTGTCCAAAAAGCAAACTCCCACTTACCTTCAAGGTAGTAGTGTTGATAGGATTTAATCACAAAATCCCATGTGTGTTTTTCTTCCGGTAGTCTGTATTCATCAGCCATAGCAATAGATACAGGACTCAATTCATCTTCATCGTAAGAGAAGGTAAAACTGTCTTGTATTCTAGACTCAGTACCATGTGTCTTACCGTAGCGGTAAGAGTATTCTTTGCATAAGGCAACTGCATGATTGTATAGCCACATGAAGTTAGCCTTGTTTTTCCTAGCCCAAATAGTACTAGGGTGATTTAGCATAGCGGGTTTCATCATGTAAGAGAAGTGAGATTCTTTGTGGAATCCCTTCAATTCTTTTAGAGAAGGTTCTCTACCATGTGCTTCCCAAAACAAAAAGTAGAGGGAATTAGTGTGTAGCATTTGACAACTTTCAGTGGGCATTTTTACTACATGCTTATCCACCATTTGTTGTGCTGATTCTACGGGGCATTTTGATAGTGCAAATATGTTCATTTAATCATCTCCTTCAATCGCTTGATTTCTTCATCACATAATTTGATAGTCCATTCACGATTACCTATTATTTCACGCAACCGCTTGACTTCTCGGAATAAATTCCAATACATAATATCACTTACACCACCTGCTTCATAATACATTTTCTCAATTTGTTCTAAATCAATCAAGCCACTCGCCCCCTTTGTATGTCCATATTTCTTTCCATTCAAACCCATTTTTACATATGAGATAAAAGACCATTTCACCTTTGTAGTAATCCACATAAGCGTGTGTGCATTTCCTATCCTCGCAATCGTAACCATCATTACATTCTTCACGCCCGCAATTGCTTGTTGGTTCGTATTTGCTTGTGTCAATCATTCAATCATCTCCTTTGCTTTAGTCATTGTAACTACCCATTTTGTACCGCTTCCACAACCTTGACAATACCAAATATCACCTTCATAAACATCGGGTTCTTCCGACCAATCTATATCGGGTCTTGATGACATAAGCATCATATTTGATGGGTGGTAACCTTGCATAGAAGAACAGTGACCACAAACGCCAATCATTTCTTCACTCATTGTTCATCACCTGTTCTTGGGGTTGTGTGTCCTTTACTACCTATTGGAAAGGTTTCGGGAATATGGGTCTTGATAAGCCAATGGCTTTCTTCACCATCACTGATACATGAACCGCATAATACAGTCCAATAAGCCATGTCCGTCATCTCAAATAGTTTTTCTTTAGTTTCGCAAGTGTCGCATTTATTCATATTTTCATTCTCCTTATTGATATTTGGTATGCTTTGTATGGGCGCATACCTAAACCCGTTAATTCTTTGTAGATTTCACTACGCTTTTCTTCTTCTTCCGCTTTACGATTCAAGAACACTGACTTGAATAAGTGCATTGATTCTTTACGGATTATGTCTTTCATATATTTCATATTATCACTGTAAATTTAAATTCTCTAAGTAGATTAACCTAGAGGGGATGGGGGAAGAGAAGGAGGAGAACGAATCCCCCTAGTCAATGGATAGAAACATCAAACATGGAAGTGTAGATAAATTTCTCTCTTATTACTGACAAACCCCAAACTCTTTCTGTTGGACATAAGCCCAACTAGGAGTATTACTGTGGACTAGGCCCACAATAAAATAAGTTTCGCTTTGCTCTTGTTATTGCAACATAGCAAATGTTTCGTTCTTCTTGTGGATTAGTTGCTCTCGGATGAGGCATCCTTTCCGTAGCCAAAAGATATACATTATCGGCTTCAAGACCCTTTGCTTTGTGTACTGTGGACAACATAATGTCACCCTTACCATCGGAAGAAAAGACTCGGTTAATCTCATCAATAATTCCTTGAACACTGCTTGCCTTATCCACAAAGATACTCAAACAATTATACTTATCTTCTAGTGCAAGTGCTTGATTCTTTTTCTCTTTCAAGAGAAGTCTTTCTGTCTCTTTACTAAAGTGCTGATTCAACAACAGGTTGAACTCACTTGAAGACATTCCCATATTCTTACGGGAAACTTTCTTCACATAGTTTGTTAGTCCCTTTGTCATGTCACGCCCTAGAATATAAGCCGACTTTCCATCAGCCAATAAACTATAGAACGCAGTAGCGAGAGGTGCATTATAACGACACAAAACAATGTCGCCCTTGATTGGATTAAGGCTAGCAAATTCTTCTACACTACCTTCTTCCGCTTCATCTCTACAAGTGAAATCTTTTACGAATCTGTTTGCTTCCTTTACAACAGACTTAGGGCAACGCCATGTTACGCTAAGTGGGAACTTACTAACTTCCCTATTGCTCGTCTTTAACAAATCTTCAAAGATTTGCATACTAGAAGAATCTGCTCCACGGAAACCGTAGATGGCTTGGTTAGGGTCGCCCACTACAATACATCGGCCATCGGGTTCAACACTACGATAGATTAGTTGTCGTTGTGCTTCATTGAAATCTTGTGCCTCATCAACAAACAATACATCATACTTTTCCAAAGGAAGATTGTTCACTAGAGGAATCCAAATCATATCATCAAAATCAATAGTTGAAGAATTCATACTCAACTTCATAATTTGAGGTAGAGCATCAAAGGCCAACACTTCATCATGGTCTGTATCAAAGTTAATATTGTAAGAATCAACCAACTTAGCGATTGACTTTCTATCGCTACCTTCAACCATAGCACCCTTCATCAAAGATACTAGTTTAGCCAAAGGCACTGCGAAATAATCCGCACCAAGAACCTTTTTGATAATGTTATATGTCTTGGACTTGTCCATCTTAGTTCGCCCATTTTGCTTAATTGCTCGGAATCCCATTGAATGAAATGTCGCCGCATAAACATCTTCGGGAAGACGCTTACCAAGTGTTGTTGCAATACTCTTATTGAATGCTAAGAAAGCCATCTTACCGGACATTCTTTTTGCACCTTCTACAATAGTGAAGGTCTTACCAACACCTGCTCCTGCATCAACTACAACATGGTTTTCGCCATGCTCCATTTCAGCCCAAATGTCTTCTTGTTGTTGTGTGCCTACAATTACCATCATTCAACACCCAACCCAATATCATACATTTCTTTGTGTTCTAGAACATCAATCCATCCGTTATTTACCGGAGAATATAATTGCTTCTTGATTGAACCATCTTTCATAATGTAGAGACAAAGGAAACCCGATTCATCTTGATAATTACACATCAAGGAATTATCCGGCCCCTCATACCACCTGTCTCCAAATGTCCATCCTACTCCACCTACGGCGAAGTGTCGTTCTTGCTTCTCGTTTATTTCTATTATTATTTGCATGTTTCTACCTCCTATCAAGGGTGAGAGTAGGGCTACACACTAAATAAATTAGTGATTATCTTAAAAGGCCCCATAGCCCTACTCTCTGTCTCTAAGGGATAAACCCGATTGAGACACCCAAACCTCCCGATTTGCTTTATAAGGGTTTATGCACCATTTCGGGTTAAAGATATTGGAGAAAAAGTATAGCATTATCAAAATACCATTGAAGTAAATAGTACTAGCATTTTTACTACTTAGGTAAGACAAAACACCAATAGTATTTTTTTATGTAAAATAGTATTAAAATAATTATTCCGCTATCTTTCCATAAGCGGAAACGCTAGACTGATAAGATGTTTCCATTATTCCGGTTTTTCCATAGGGGTGTCTTTTTCTGTGAATCCCTCTCTCTCAAATAGAGATTTAGAGATATATGGAATATATGGAATAATGGAATAATATTATAAAATATTCATAATATGAATAAAATCAAAGATTTCACCCCATTATTATTCCACTTTTCCACCGGA